TTACGCAAAAGAAAATAACATTAAAATATGGTGTTTGAAACATGACAAAGATTTTTTCAAATATCAAGAAGTACCAGACACAATTTATGAAGAAAAAGAATATAATTGTGACTTTGAAACTAGCATAGTAAATAAATTTTTTAATTAGTTAAATTTGTAAAAGTAATTTATAACCAATTAGATGAAAATACCATTTACAAATTTAGAAATTGGCCAAAGGTCCATTGAAAAAGTACGTTCAATTTCAGCTTCTGCATGGGAGGATTTAGGAGGTTCTTCATCAAAATCTGGTGTAAGAATAACACAAACAACATCATTGACAATACCAGCGGTTTATGCTGCTGTTAAAGTTATTAGTGAAGCATTCAGTACCATTCCAATGCATATAATGTTGGATGATGGAGCAACAAAATCAAAATTTAAAAAACATCCTGTTTATAAATTACTTTCGAGAGAACCTAATTCTTTAATGACAATAAGCACCTTCTGGAAGATAACAATGCCAGAAATTTTATTGTGGGGAAACTCTTATTCATTAATTGAATTTGATCCAAGAACATTAAGACCTGTTGCAATTTTACCTGTTCATCCTTCTAAAGTGGAAGTTGAAATTAAAGAAGGTTTATTATTTTATACTTTTAAATTAGAAAAAGGAACTATAACTGTTGATCAATCAAACGTGCTTCATTTTAGAGGTATGGGAGATAATGTAATGGGTAAAAGTGTGATAGATTGTGCAAGGGACAATTTAGGTTTAGGATCAGCAGCTGAAGAGTTTGGAAGTAGATTCTTTGGGAATGGTGCTTCAATGACAGGAGTTCTTCAATCAGATTCAGCATTAAGTGATAAAGCATTTGAAAATTTAAAAGAATCATTTAATAATATGCATGGAGGTTTATCCAATGCGAATAAACCTTTAATTTTAGAAGAAGGTTTAAAATATACACCTACATCAATTCCACCGAATGCAGCACAATTTTTAGAGACACGAAGATTTCAAATTGAAGATGTTGCAAGATGGTTTAATATTCCACCAGATAAAATTGGAGATTTATCAAGGGCAACATTTAGCAACTTAGAACAACAGAATCAAAACTTTATTACTAATACATTAATGCCTTATGTGATTAATATTGAAAGTGAATGTTCACGTAAATTATTAAGAGAAGATGAAAAGGAAGATGTTTATTTTAAAATGAATTTAAACGGTCTTTTAAGGGGTGATATTAAAACAAGAACAGAAAGTTACAGAACATTATTTAACATCGGAGCAATGACTGTTAATGAGATAAGAGCATTTGAAGAAATGAATCCTGTTGAAGGTGGTAACAGTAGATATGTGCCTATGAATTTAGGTGTTGTTGATGAAAATGGAAATAATCAAATAGAAAAAGAAGAAACAATTAAAGTTGAAGAAAATGAAAAAGACTAAAATACAATCACAGGTTAGAAATTTTAATGTTAAAAGTGGTAACATTAATGAACAAGAAAGAACAGTTGAATTATCATTTAGTTCAGAATTAGCGGTTCAAAGATATTTTGGAAATGAGATATTGGACCATTCAGAAGGAAGTGCTGATTTAACCAGATTAAATAATGGTGCTGCTGTTTTAGAAGATCATGGTGGAAGTCAAATAGGAAAAGTATTAAATGCAACAATTGAAAACGGAAGGGGAATGGCAAAATTGTTATTTTCAAAAGTTGGAAGGGGTGCTGAAGTATTTCAAGATATTGTTGATGGTGTTAGGGAAAATATTTCATTTGGATATCAATTAAAAGATTTAACAAGAGTGGATGATGTTGATGGAGAACCAACATACAGAAGTATGAATTGGATGCCTTATGAAATTAGTGTTGTTGGTACACCAGCTGATCCAACTATTGGAATAGGAAGATCAATAGAAGATACTTTTGAAATTGAAGTTGATGATAATTTCAGAAATTTAGAAACTAAAAAAGAAGTGATAGAACCAAAGGAAGAAAAAAAGCAAGAAAGTTTTATAAGTATTAGAGAAAAAGAGTTAATTTTGTTAGGTAAATAAGAATAAATAAATATAAATTATGGAATACAACATTAAAGCCGATTTAGAAAAGGCTGCAAAACATGCTGAAGATGCCAGAGCATTGATTGACATTGCAAAGGCTGAAAGTAGAGAATTATCAAATGAAGAAAATTCAAAGTTTGATGATTTAATGAATTTGCATCAGAAAGCAGAAAATGCTGCTGAGCAAAAAAGAAAGTTAAATAAAATTGCTTCTTCAAAAGTTGAGTCAGTAGAAAAGATTGCTGAAAGAACAGGTGAATCAGTTGATAAAGTAGAGGCAGACAAAGAAATGTCTAAAAGATGTTTAAAGTCTTATTTGCTTAGAGGTGTTGCTGGAATGAGTACTGAAGAAAGAGATTTTTATCAGAGAGCGCAATCAACAACAACTAATTCTGAAGGTGGTTATACAGTTGACACAATGATGTCTGATGCAATCATTCAAGTTATGCTTGAAACTGGTGGTGTTAGAGAGGTTGCAAATGTTATTACAACAGCTCAAGGTGGTCAAATGAACTTCCCTACAAATAATGATACTGCAAATGTTGGTCGTTGGTTAGCTGAAAAGTCTGCTGCAACTAATACGGACACTGTATTTGGAACTGCTGCTTTAAATGCATGGACAGCTTCAAGTGATTACATTCCTGTTTCAGCTCAATTAATTCAAGATTCAGCATATGATATTGAAAGATACATTGTTGATATCTTAGGAATGAGATTAGGAAGATTAACAAATGCAGCTTATACAGTAGGGGATGGATCAAGCAAACCAACAGGATTCACAACTAACTCTTTACTTGGTGTTGCTGCTGCTGGGGTTGCTGCAACAACTTTTAGTGAGTTGTTAGACTTGAAACATTCAGTTGATAGAGCATATAGAAGTAATGGAACTTGGATGTTTAACGACAACACTTTGTTAGCATTAAAGAAAGTTGCAATAGTTTCTGCAAACCAATCTTTATGGCAACCGGGTATTGTAGCTGGAGCGCCTTCAACGATTGATGGTCAAGCATACACAGTAAATAACGATATGCCAGACATGGCTGCTGGAGCACACGCAATTGCTTATGGTGATTTCAAGAAATATCAAATTAGAGATACTCAAGGCATCAATATTAGAAGATCAGAACATGTAGCATTCTTAAATAATGAAGTTACATTCTTAGGAGAACTAAGAACTGATGGAAAACTATTGGATGTAAATGCTGTTAAGCACATGAGAATGTCAAATACTTAATTTTGTAGTTTGGATTAAGTTTGTTAAGGGACTACTACTAAATGTAGTAGTCCTTTTTTTTTAACATTAAAAATAATATTATGAAAGTTAAGTTCTTAGAAACAATGGGAGGTAAAGATTTCACTTATCAAGTTGGTGAAGTTTATGATTTAAAAAAAGAGGTTCCGCAAAGATATGTTGATCATGGAATTTGTGAAAAGGTTGTTGAAGTAAAAGCCAAACGAAAAAATAAAAAATAATGAAAACAAGTTATCAAATAACAGTTGAACCAGCAACAGAACCTGTAACTTTAGCGGAAGTAAAAGAGCATTTAAGAGTGGATTTTTCAGATGAAGATGATTATATCAATACTTTAATTACAACGGCAAGAAAGTACTGTGAAAGCTACACCAATAAGGTTTTCATAACTCAAACATGGAGGCAAAACATGTCGTACTTTCCTAATGTTATTCAATTGAAAGTTAGTCCTGTGATTAGTTTAACAAGTTTAAAGTATTATGATACTGATGAAGTTCAGCAAACGATAACAGACAATTCAAATAACTTTCAAAAAGACTTTTTAAGTGATACAGGAAGCATTCATGAAGGACTTGTGAACGCATTTCCTTCAGTTGGTGATACTATTAACGCTGTTGAAATTATTACTGTTTGTGGTTATGGTGCTGCTTCTGATGTGCCAGCAAATATAAAACACGCAATTAAATTAATGGTATCACATTTATATGAAAATAGGGAAGGAGTTAATGTAGTTGTTGGAGGTTTAGCAATGCAGATTGAATTACCAAATGCTGTTAAACATTTACTTTCACCTTTTAGAGTCAAGACATTTGGATAAAAAGATTTTAATATTACTTCCGATTTGGAAACGTGAAAATATTACAAAGATTTGTTTTGATAATTTAAAAGAACTGCAAAAGGATTTCAACATTGAAGTACTTTGTATTGTATCAGAACAATGGAGCAAATTAATAGCATTTGAATACGGTTTTAAGTACGTTGAAGCATCAAACGAATGTTTAGGTACAAAAATGAATATAGGAGTCAGAGCATCTTTAAAATACGATTATGACTATTTAATGAATTTAGGTTCTGATGATATAATTACAAAAGAATTATTTGATTTATATGAACCATTATTTAAAGAAGATCATCCATTTTTCGGAAGCACAAGATTGACTTTTATTAATAGTGAAAGCAAAGAAATTAAAACTGCTGATTATGGAATTTTAATAGGTGCTGGAAGATGTATATCAAAAGATGTTTTATTAGACGTGTTAGAAGATGGTGAAATGTATGATTGTATTCAAAAAGGTTTGGATCTTAACAGTATGGCTAAATTTAATTGTCGAATGACTGAATTAAAGAATGATTTTAATACTATTTTTGATATCAAGTCAGAAGAAAATATCTGGACATATGATAATTTAGGCGGTGAAAGAGTTAACTTTGAAAAGGGTGTTGAAGGATTAAGTACAAAACAAATTGATCAAATTTTAGAACTATGAAGGGCGGGTTATTAGACAGAAGAATTACCATACAGGAGAAAACAGAAGTTGTTGCTTCAAATGGACAAAGAACATTAACGTGGGCAACATTAATTTCAACGTGGGCAAATGCTATTGAAAAGGATGGTCAAGAAAAGACTGATAATAATAATCGTTCTACAAAAAGAATAGTTAATTTTAGGATACGTTATCGAAGTACTATAACAAATGAAATGAGAGTTGTTTGGGAAGGGAAGTACTATAAAATAGAAGATACAAAGGAACTAGGAAGGCAAGATGGTTTAATGATCATTTCATCTTTATTAACACAAACGTAATGGCAAGGGATGGTTTAAGTATGAAGTTAGAAGGAGGTGCAAAACTTGATAGGGTTTTAGCAAAAATGGCTATCACTCATCAATCAAAAACTTCTTCACTTGTTTATTCTGCATTAGGTAGTGGAGCAACAACAGCAAAAAAATCTGCAAAGGCTGCTGCACCTGTTGACACTGGAACATTAAAAAAATCTTTAATTAGTGGTTTAAGAAGGAGAGTTCCAACACCTAGAGATGTTTTTTTAAGTGCTGTTGCATTTGATTTTACAAGGGTAAAAGATGAAAACGAAGGAACAGGTGGATGGTATTCAATTTTTAATATCAGAAGGCATAAAGAAAATGCATTTGGAAATAGAGGTGGAAAGGATTTTGTAAAGAAAGCAATTAAAACTGCTGAACCAAAAGTTAGAAAAACCATTGGAACAAGATTAGCAATTAAGATTGCAAAAGCACAACAACAACAAATAAATAAATTATAATGGCAAAAGGTGTAGGTGATGTTTTATATTCAATTTTAAGTAATGACACAAATATAAGTGCTATCGTAGGAACAAAGATTTATCCTTTTTTAGCGATTGAGGATGTTGTTTATCCTTATATAGTTTACACTATTGAAGGAGTTGATCCGACTCAAACAGATGATGGTGTAAGTATATTAGACGTAAATTCAGCAAATATTGAAATTTATAGTGAAGATTTATCAGAAAATGAAACTTTATCAAAATTTGTTAGAAATGCATTGGACAGGTATAAAGGAACTGTTGAAGGAATAGAGGTTCAATCAATTTCTTTTAGGTCTGAAGGCGGTGGTTATGCTGATGCTGACAGAGTATATTTAAAGATACAAGATTATTCTTTAAGAATGGTAACTGCTTCATGTATGTTTTCAAGGGTAACTGATTTGGCTGCTTCTTCAATTTCAGCATCACAAATTGATTTAAGTTGGACTGATGTTGCAACAGGTGAAACAGGATGGGAAATTTGGAGTTCACAAGATTTCATTAATTGGAATTTAGTTGATACTATTGCAGCCGATTCAACAAGTTATTCAAATACAGGTTTAAGTGGTGGAACAAGTTATTCTTATAAAATTAGGGCTATTGATTCAACCGACAAAGGTGAATGGTCAAATATTGTAATTGGTTGCACAGAAACAGCTATACCACCTGTTAACGAATGGTTTACAATGACAGTAGACACAACTATATCAAGTGTCACTGCAAGCGACACTATGCAATTAAGATTTGTTGATGGTTTTTATAAGATAATAGACTGGGGAGATGGTACAATAGAGGAAACAAATTCAACCTTACCACAACACACATATTCAGTGGGTGGAGTTTATACTGTTAAAATGAAAGGTATTGGGCGATTAGATATGTTTTCAAGTGATGGATTAAAAATAACGGAAGTTTCAAATTTTGGGGATTTCTTATTTACAAGTTGCCAGCAAATGTTTTACGATTGTTCAAATGTAGTTTTTTCTTCCACAGACCATTTAAGAACAGATAGCGGAAATTATACTTTTTGTTTCTTTGGTGCGAGTTCAAGTTTTCCAAACATTTTGAACCCTCAAATATTAAGAGGTTGTTATAGAAATACATCTTTAAACGAGGATTTAGGATATATGAATTTGAGAGATGCTTATGATATGGCACAATTCGCTTTAAATGTTACGACTTGGAGTCAAGCTAACTACGAAGCGAGTTGGATTGGTTGGCTAGGTTGGGAAAGTGGAGCACCAACAATAACGCTTAGAAATACGGTAACATTTGACGGCGGTAATAGTACGGTAGCAATAGGAAGCGATGGAGCAGCAGCAAGAGCTTATGCAATTAATACTTTAGGGTGGACAATAACAGACGGAGGGGAAGTTTAAAATTATGAAGATATATAAAACAGAATTAGAAAAGGAATACTACATTTTAACACCAAGAAACATAGGTGGGGAGTTAACACAAGGTATTCAAGTAAGTTATTCAGATGAATTAGAGATTGAAACATTTGCAAACTTTGAGGACTACGAATTAAGGTGTAATGAATTAGGAATTGAAATTGAACAATTAACATAAAATAAATAGATATGCAAGTAATATTATTAAAAGATCACAAGCCAAATAAAAGGCTTTTAAAGAAAGGAACTGAATTAGGAGTTACTAATGAAATCGGTGAAAAATTAGTGAAGAAAGGAATTGCCAGAGATGTAACTAAAGAATATCTTGGAAACATTTTGGTGCAAAGGGAAGAAGCAGAAAAAAATGAAGAAGTAAAAGTAAAAAAGAACAACAAAAAATAATTAATTTTACAACAACAATTAAAACAAATAAAAAATGGGAGTAATAAACGGAACAGACTTTGGCATTTATGTTGGAGGAACAAAAATAGCAAGTGCAACTAGTGGAAGTGTATCTTTATCAATGAGTGTTAGAGATGCAACATCAAAAGATTCTTTAGGATGGTCTAATTCATTAGAGGGATTACAGGAATGGTCAGTTGAAGGAGAAGGTTTATTTGCCTTAGATGCTGCATATGGTTATGTAGATTTGAAATCAGTATTAACAACACGTACAGCGGTAACAATCAGATTTAGTTCTGAAACAAGTGGTGCTGAATATCTTGAAGGAACTGCATTTTTAGTTTCATTAGATGCTGATTCAGCAACTGAAGAATCAATGACTTACAGTTATTCATTTACTGGTACAGGTCCATTAAACTTTAAAGCGTTAACTTAAATAATAATTCACTTAATCTAAACTACAAATTATGGTAAAAATCAAAATAAAAGAAAAGAAATACACTTTAAATTATAATAACAAAGTTTTGTTTGATATTGAAAAGAAATTAGATATATCAATAATAAAATTATTTCAAAACAAGGAATTACTAGAAAGGGTTCATGTTATTTATACAATTATTCATTGTGGGATTCAAGAAGAAGTTGATTTTGATGAGTTCTGTGAAATGGTATCATTTGAGGAATTATCAGAAGTATTGCCAACTGCGATTGAAAAAATTACAGATGGTTTTAATTCTGGTATAAAAAAAAAGTAAACGAAGAAGGTGACGAATCATCTTGGGACTGGATTCAGATGCAAAAAATATCTTATGGTTTTTTAGGATTAAAACCAAAAGAATTTTGGGATTTGCAGCCAAAAGATATAATTTTAATGTATGAGGGTTTTCAGATGAAGCAAGAATATAAAGATAGCTTACATGTGGAAACCCTTCGTATTTTAAGGTATAATGCTTATGTGAATTATATTTCAATCCCAACTAAAAAGAGTCATAAAAAAGCTAGTTTAACTAAATTTTACCCTATGCGAAATGATCCAAAGTCAAAGGAAATAAGTAAGGATGAAGCTAAAGAATTATTTTATAAAAGAGAGCCTTTAATTACCAATGGTAAAATGAGAGGTTTTAAAAGCATTGATAGTAATGATTTATATAATAAAGAAGGTGATTTAATCGGAGTAATAAAAGAAGATATAATTGAATATTTTAATTAAATAAAATGGGTAAAAGTAGCGGTTCAATTTGGGTAAGTTTAGGGTTAAAAACTTCTGAATTTACAAAAGGAATAAGAAAATCAAGAAAGGAGTTAACAGGATTCCAAAAGTTTGGTCAAGGTTTAAAGGGGATGTTTAACCCAATGACAGTTGGAATAGGTGTTGTTGCTGGTTTAGGTGCTGCAATTACTGATGCTGTTGGTATATTCAAAGACTTTGAGAAAGCAAACAGTGATTTAAAAGCGGTTTTAGGTGATAAAGGAACTGATGGAGCAATGAAATCACTTTCTGATAGTGCAAGAGAATTGGGAGCAAGTACAGCCTTCACAGCTTCAGAAGTTTCTGGATTACAAAAAGAATTTGCAAAACTTGGATTTGATCCTAGAGAGATTAACAACATGGCAGAAGCGACATTGAATTTGGCTGCTGCTGCTGGTGTTGAATTATCAGAAGCTGCTTCAATGGCGGGTTCAACAATTAATGCATTTGGTTTAAAAAGTTCTGATGCAACTAGAATAGTTGATTCAATGGCTTTAAGTTTTTCAAGTTCTGGTTTAGACATGGAGAAACTAAGTGAAACAATGAAAATGGCAGCGCCAATTGCAAGGGCCACAGGTGTTAGTTTCGAGGTGGCAACAGCAGCAGCGGGAAAATTAGCTGATGCAAATATAAGTGGAACACGAGCGGGTACTGCTTTAAAGACTATATTTTCAAAGTTGGTTAAGGATGGGAAACCATTTCAAGAATCTTTAAATGATATTGCAAAAGAAATGAATGCAACTGTTGATCCAGCGGAAAAGTTAGCGATTGCTGAAGGTAAAGTTGGAGAAATTGCCAAAGGGTCTTTGTTGGTTTTAGTTGAACAAAAGAATGCATTAGGAGAATTGGCTGGAGAACTTGAAAATGCTGATGGTGCAGCAAAGAAAATGGCTGATACAATGCTGAATAATCTTGCTGGTGATTTAACAAAAGCTGGTTCAGCATGGGAAGGAATGATTCTAAGTTTTAAAAAAGAAGGTTCTGCAATAGGTGGAGTTTTAAGATATTTCGTTCAATACTTTACAAAATTAGCCAACACCGTTACAAATTTTGGTGTTATTTGGAAGAAAACATTTTCTGGAATAGGTTCACTAACAACAGATGAACTTAAAACAGCGTTTAAAGGTGGTGTTGGTTTAGAAGGTGTTGAAACTGACTTGAAAAAAATCACTAATAGGCTTGATCAGATGCCATTAAAAAAGATTGCAAAAAATGCTGATAAAGTTAGAGCAATTTGGGATAAAGCACTTGGAGGTGAAGCACATCAAAAAGCGGCATTGTTTGCTGAATATTTACAGGAAAGAGTAAGAATTGAAAAGGAATTAAAAGAGAGTTCAAAGGGTGTTTCTGATGCTACTGAAGAGGGAACAGAAGAAGTTGTAAAAATGACAGCGGAACAACTGAAACTAGCTGAAGCAACTAAAAAAACACAAGAAAGCATTGATTTATTTGCTCAAAGTTTATTGGCTACCAATTACGATGAAATGAATTTCGGTGGTGAGCTGAAGGGGATGAAAGAAGGGGATGATATATTTGACAAGATTATTGCTGATGCAGAAAAAAATGCACCAGAAGTAAAATTGGCTATGACTATAACACCACCAACAGAAGACCAATTAAAGAAAGCAAAAGAAAAAATGGATCTACTGAAAGCCCAAGCGGATGCCGTAGGGGATTCGGTCGCTGGTGCCTTCAGTAATATGTCAAATAGCATGATAAGTTCCTTAGGTTTAGCCAATACAGGTATGGAAGGGTTCTTAGGGGGATTACTTAAAACAGTGACATCTTTAATATCAATGATGTTGGCGGCATCAATATCCCAAGCAATTGCGGGTGCTTCCGCATCTGGAACTGCAACAGGTCCAGCAGCTGTTTTCACAACACCAGCATTCATAGCAACAGCAGTGGGTGGGGTTTTAGGTGCATTTGCAGCCATACCAGCATTTGCTGATGGTGGAATAGTAAGCGGTCCAACAATGGGATTAATGGGAGAATATTCTGGTGCCAAATCAAATCCAGAAGTAATTGCACCTTTAGACAAGTTAAAATCTTTAATTCCTCAGAACGAGGGAATGGGGGGAAAAGTTGAATTTCAAATTAAAGGAACTAACTTGGTTGGTGTATTAAATAGAGCGGGTAAAAGTGCAAAATATAGCAACTAATAATTAAATTTACAACATGGGGGTAAAATATACACACACTTTTCACCAATTAAAAAAATACGATTCAACAGATCCAGAAGATGCAACTGAATGGAGAATTGACATTTTACAAGATAGTTGGGTTGGAGCATCAACAGAAGTTTATTGTGATAAGGATTCTATTGTTTTAAGTCGTGAAGGTGATTTATTAGATGTTGTTCAAGGAACAAAATTATCAGTTTCTTTGATCAATCAAACAGAGGGTCAATATAAAGAATTTAGGGAAGCAGATTGGGGAGAATATGAAGTTCGATTATGGAAGAATGGAAATAATTCTTCTGAATTACCAACACCAATTGTAGATGAAAGGGATGTAAATTTCACAAGTTCAAGTGATGTTGTTGATTTAGGAAATATTGATGGCTTAGGAGGTTTAAGTTCAATATCATTAAGGATGAATGTAAAATTTTCAAATGGTGCTGGAAATGCCGCAATACTTTATAAGAACGGAGTTATTTCAATTTTATATAATGAGTTTACAGGCACATTAACAGCAAATTTAATAACTTCAACAGGTACAGCAACAGCAACAGCAAGTGTTATTAATAATGTTGATTATGATATTTACATTTCATATCAATCGGGTTTCTTTGTAATTTTTGTTGATGAAGTTCAACAAGGTTTTGACGTTTCACAAACAGGAACTATTGCATCAAATACAAATGATATGTATATTGGAGGTTATGGAATTTATAGTTCCACTTTAATGGAATTGGATTACATTAAAATTTATCAAGAAATTGTTCCATTTGATAGCGGTGAAGTTTTAAAATTTGTTGGTTATAATCAATCTGAAATTTATACAGAACCATTTGATCAACCACCATATTCTTCAGTACTTGAATTTACTTGTGGATTGAATCATTTAAAGAATGTTAGATTTGATGATCAGGAAAATATAATGACTGAAACAGGAGTTGATGCAAATACAAATGCAGTTAGTCCTTCAGTTGATTTAACAGGTTCAGCCAATGGTGCAAAATTCAAAGTTGATTATATAAGTGGAACGCATGAAAATTTAGTTATTGAAATTCAGACTAGTCCAGATGATATAACGTGGACAAGTCAAGGAAATAATGTTAAAGAAGCACAGTTTGGCTTTATTGCAAATTATGTAAGGTTAAAAGTCACAACAGTTGAAGGTGCTGCAAGTGTTATTGATTGGAGCATAGAAAAAGTTTATACAGGAAGAAAAACCATAATTGAAGTTCTTAGATTGTGTTTAAATAAACTACCTAACACAAGAAGCATTATTGAATTTGTGAATATTTATGAAGATAACATAAATTCAACAACAACTGATTCAATGCTAAATCAAATATATGTTGATTGTTCTGTTTATAAAGAGGAAGATAAAGACGAAAATAAAGAAGTATATTTTTATTGTCATAAAGTCTTGACTGAATGCCTTAGAGTTTTTGGAGTTAATCTATACCAAGCAAACGGAGAATGGTACATTGCAAGAGTTCAAGAATACAGTGATTCAACTATTTATTATAGATTATTTTCAGCATTTAAAGGATCAGAAAGTAATTTAACAATAACATCAACAGGTTCATTAACAGAAAATAAAAGAACAATCACAGGTCCAACAACAGCAAATAATGAATTAATATTGGTTGCACCAGCATCTGAATTAAGTATTGAACCACCTTTAAATAGATTAACAGTAACATATAACCAAAAGAATATAGAACAGGAAAGTTCACAATTTATAAGGAACGGTGATTTTGTGAGTGCTTTTTATGAGAATCAAACTTATGTTCCTCAATATTGGAATTATTTTGGTATCAATCCTTACACATATAGATGTAGTAAATGGAGAGGTGATATATTATACTTTAATTTTGGAAATGCTGTTGATGGTGTAACGACTTTCTTGGATGAAGGACAATTCACAACAACAAACATCAATATAACAGACAGAGAGGTATCAATTTCCACCTTAGATAGTATGGTTTTGAATTTTAAGATGGATTTTTATGCTGTGCTAACATCTTCTGGTGCTTTACCACCATTTGATTGGGTTAATAGTAGTTTTAAAATAACAGTTCCAATAGTGATAAAATTTGGCGATTACTTTTTGCAAGGATCAACACCAGATGGTTTTTCATGGGTTACAGGAACAGGTGTTCAATATGCATATTTTGAAGGTAGAGGTGCTGATGTTAATTCAAATATAACTTATACAGGTTTTCAATTATATTCTATCGATAAACAATTTGAAATGAATACAGTTCTTCCTAATTTGCCAATTTCTGATAATGTAGAATTTACTTTTCAAATTATGAAGCCTTATACAAATTTGGTTGACTTTGCTGCTGCTGATCCAGATTGGACATATCCAGGTAATGCAGCAAGATTTGGAATAGCGGATTGTAAATTGACTTACTTACCATTGGAAGTGGAACCAACTGAAGAACTTGTTTTAAATACTATTGTAAATGATGGCGAAAACTTAGAACAAATAGAGGTTTACCATGCTGATGGGACAAACACAGGAACGAAAAACAGTTATAGGTTATCAAATGGATTAATTACTGATCAATGGACTAGGCGAGGATTATCAGATAATGTTGATATATTAAATTTATTTTTAAATCAATTAGGCAATTTAAAAGGAGATTTCACAAGAATATTAAACACCAAAGTAATAGGTGAAATTGATATAATTAACACAATTGAACAAACCACAGATACGGTAAATGAATACTATATAAAAACATATAGCTGGAATATTGCAACAAATGAATATGATTTAACACTTTCTGAAATTGGAATTTCAACAACACCTAAAACATCAACAACAAATTTATTTCCAACAGAAGTTGGTTTGACTGATGATATACCTTTGCCAATTGAATTAACATATGAAAAAGGGTTTTTATTAGAAACAACAGAAACAAGCCCTACTTATTCAGACCAAGCAACTTTAAACAATTACATATAAATGGCAGTACTACCAAAGATAGTTTATAATTTTAATGAAAATGATACTACAACCATTAGAGATTATTCAGAAAATGGATATGATGGAACAGGTTCAAATATAACCATTCAAGATAGCACTAGAGTAGGAAAGGAGGCTGTTTTTAATAGTGTTAATGATAATGTTAATGCTGGTAATATAACGGTTTTAAATGGTGTTACAGACATGAGTTTGCATTTAGGGATTAGTATTGATTCAACTACTGCAAATGGCTATATAGTTTTAAAAGATTCACAATTGTCTGTTTATTACAAT